AACAGCATATAACACAACAAGAAGTACACAATTACAAGAAACAGGTAAGAGTACAACAACTGTATATACTACAACTTTTAATACTAGCACTATAACGTCTAAGTCAACGACTACAACTTTTAACACAACTACAGCGACTACGACAACTTTTAATACTAGTACAACAACTACGTATAATACAAGTACTGCAACTACTTTTTCCACATCAAAAAGTACAACGACAACTTTTGAAACATCAAGAAGTACAACAACCACATACAATACAAGCACTACTACGACAACGACGTTTAATACTTCGACAAATACAATAACAGTATTTAACACGAGTACTGCTACAACTAAATCTACTTTAACTGCTTATACAACTAGTAAAAGTACTACTACTACGTTTAATACTACGAAGACTACAAATACAGTATATTCAACAACTTTTGAAACAACAAGGTCAACAAGTACTGTTTATAATACAAGTACAAATACAACAACTGTATTTAATACGAGTACAAATACAACAACAACTTTCAATACGAGTACTAGTACTACTACTGAATACAATACAAGTACAAATACTACCACAACGTATAATACAACTACAGCTACGATTACAACGTTTAATACGTCAACTGCAACTGTAACAACGTTCAATACGTCGACAACGACTACTACTGCTTATAATACTACTAAAAGCACCACAACGACATTTAGTACAAATAGAAACACAACCACAACTTATAATACTAGTAAGTCTACGGTTACAACATATGAAACTTCTATATCTACTGCTTATAACACTAGTACGAGCACGCTTACTACATTTAACACAAGCACGACGACGACAACAACATTCAATACAAGTACTTCAACTGTAACAACATTTAGTACAACGAGATCTACATCTACTGCTTATAATACGACTGCATCTACTACAACAACATTTGCTACTAATAAGAGTACTACAACTGCGTTTAATACGAGTACATCAACAGTAACAACATTTGCTACTAGTAAATCAACATCAACAGCATATAATACTAGTACTAGTACTACTACAACTTGGGAAACATCTAAAAATACTACTACAGCATATAATACGAGCACGGCTACAATTACTGTATGGAGTACAAATAGGAACACGACTACAACATTTAATACTAGTACCACTACTACAACAACTTATCAGACTGACTTGAGTACATTAACTGTGTATAATACGATAACAACATACACAACTAGTTTTAATACGTCGTTTACTAAGCAAACTTCGTGGTATGCAGATGCAGAAGAGTATAATCAGCCTGGGGATAGAGTGAATCACCCGAGATCAAGCGTTTCTAGTGAAGAGTATTAGAATTTGCTAAAAGCATGTAATAAATATATTATACAAATTTAAATTTAATTTTATGGAAATGTTTAACAAAAAAGAGCTGGATAGTAGAATCGGCCCTTTAAAGAAAGACAAGAAATTATATGACCTAGAACAAGTAGAAGGTTATGTAATTCGAAAAGCTAGTGAAAATGGTTTGGAATCTAGCTACGATGTTATGGCAGAAGAAATGCCATACTTCAAAACCTTAGCATACACAGAGTATGCAGGTTGTTTTTATTTACAACCATTAAACTATAAAATAAGGAATGAACAAATGATCGACGCTGCAAAACCAAGCAACGAAGAGATTGTTGATTATTCTTCATGGTTTATAAATAGAATCGTAGATAACGGAGCTAATAAATATAGCGGTCGAGACGAAAAAGCCTTCTCGAAATATGAACCTAAAGACTATTTAGTAGTTTTACCAGGCTCTAATAAGGTTAGAGAAAATGTTTGTTTAAATAGATTAAAACATATAAGAAGCAAACACGGTAATAATGTATATTTTAAACCTCACCCTATAACAACACATCAGATTATAGGTGAATTAAAAGATTTTTTTGGAGAAGAAAATATATTGCCAAGAAATATAAATATGTATTATTACTTACAAAAAGCTAAAGGTGTATACACAACTCATATAAGCGAAAGCGCTATATATAGTGTTGTTATGAATAAAGAAACATCACCTATAGACGTTTGGAACAATATACAAAGAGGATCATTTTATTGTATAAATAATCATTTACTATATAATCAGGATAATGCCAAAGAATATGTTAATAAAACATTTTCTAATTTTAAATCAGGTATTATAAATCCTGAAATAGATAAAAACTGGAAAGAAAAAGTTGATAAGTATATAGATTATATATGCGCTAAAAGAGAAAAATACAAAGGGTGGTTCGTAAGTTCTTCCCCTAAAAAATAATTAAATACAATAATAAATTTTAAAAACCATGAGTAAAAAAAATAAAATAACCAAAGAAGAATTAGAAAATTTACAAGGAATAGTAGGTAGACTAAATTCAGCATCTAATCAATTAGGCAATATAGAGATGCAAAAACACCAATTGTTGCATGCTTCACAAGAACTTCAGAGTAATTTGCAAGGTTTACAAAAAGCACTTGAAGAAATTTATGGACAAGTAAATATAAATATCAAAGACGGCACTTATGTTGAACTTCCTAAAGAAGAAGTAGACCCTAAAAAATTAATATTAGAGGAATAAAATTATGTCACTGGTAAGAAAAATTAGTATAGGTAGAGACTATAAAAATGACGCTATGCATTATGCAGTAGGCCAAGAGGTTTACGGTGGTCACACAATATGTGATATTGTAGAGGAGTCACAAAAATTTTCTATTTATATTAAAAAAGGAAAAGAAGTATTACCGTGGAAGGATTTTAATAAAAATATGGCTATAGCCGTTGAGTATAACCTAGAATATTAATGCGAAGTTTATTTAACTTTATAGTTAAACCTAAAAATACACGCTACGATAATAAAAAATATATTGATGGATCAGAGTTACTGTTAACTACAGAGATCTCTGATCATCGATATGTTAGTCGCGTTGGTATAGTGACATCTACCCCTAAGCAAAACGATACAAAAATTAAAATCGGTGATGAAGTTATAGTTCATCATAATGTTTTTAGAAGGTGGTATGATCAACACGGTGAAGAAAAAAATACTAGGAGTTTTTACAAAGAAAATGAATACTTTGTAATGCCTGACCAAATATTTTTATTTAAAAGAAATAATAAATGGTATATACCAGAAGGCTATTGTTTTATTAAACCAATTGTATCTAATAATATATTTTCTAAAGAAAAAGAAATTCCGTATCAAGGAATTATAAAACATGTTGATAGTAAACTTGATAATATACATGTAGGAGATTTAGTTGGTTTTACACCTAGCAGTGAATATGAATTCATTGTTGATGGTGAAAGATTATATAGAGTATTAACTAATTCAGTATCTATTAAGTATGAACGTCAAGGAAACGAAAAAGAATATAATCCAAGCTGGACAGAAAGCTGTTGATGAATTAATTAAGGTTGCAAAAGAACCTATAGTTGATTCAGAAGACGATATCTCAGCGGATAGATTAAAGAATGCGGCTGCTACAAAAAAGCTAGCTATATTCGATGCTTTTGAAATATTAAATCGGATTGAATCTGAAAAAGCTTTACTTGAAAATAAACCTTTAGATAAAAAGGTAGATACATTTAAAGGCTTTGCCGAAAGAAGATCTAAATAATGTACGAGCAAACTTTATATAAGATAATTGAGCCTATAAAAATAAATACTATAAAAAGACTCAATAAAGCAAAAAAGTGGAAATATGGGTACAATAAAGAGCATGATATTACCGTTATATCAAAAACTGGTCAAATTGGCGAAATATATGAAATCCAAAATTTACGTATTGCTTTACCTAAACCCGAAGGCGTTTGTGAAAAGTACGATAAGTGGGTTGTTGAAGAGTATCCAAAAGAACTCCAAAAAATAAAAAATATATTTGATTGGAAAGATTTACCAACAGAGTACCAGAATAAGTGGCATGAATATATTGATAAAGAGTTTACTAAAAGAGATAATGGCTATTGGTTCTATAATAAGGGCAATCCTACTTATATTACTGGGACTCATTATATGTACTTGCAATGGACAAAAATTGATGTTGGGAAACCAGAGTTTAGAGAAGCAAATAGATTATTCTTTATTTTCTGGGAAGCTTGCAAAGCAGATACAAGATGTTACGGAATGTGCTACCTCAAAAATAGACGGAGTGGCTTTTCATTCATGGCATCGGGAGAAACAGTTAATCTTGCAACAATCAGTTCTGACTCAAGGTATG